ATCGTCACGACCAGGCTCTCGAACTTGGTCTTGAAGAACACCTTCAGCTTCCTGTCCTCACAGGCCTTCTGGTGCTCCTCCATCCACGTCTCCGGGATCACGCCTGCCTCAGCCAACACCTCCATGATGTGGCGCAGGATCGGATTCTCCACGAGGCCGCGGACCAACCCATTACAGGTTGTATCCCAGGCAGAGCCGTCACCCTCAATGCTCTTGCCTCCCTTGGTGGTGAGGTTCTTCACTGCCCTCTCAATGGCCTCTCGCTTCGAGCAGTGCTTGATGCTCCTGGCCTCAAACCAGTCGAAGAGAATGTCCTCGAAGCATTTGATCACTGCGAGCGCCATGAGGCAGCCCTCATCCCCGTCTGCAATCAAGAGGCGAGGGGCTTTCCCCTCCTCCATTGCCTCTGGCTTGATGGAGGCTTTGAACATGTACTTCGGCTGGTCCTTGGCATACAGGCACTCGAGGGCGGAGCGGAAGCGGGCCAGCGACCACTTGCTCGAACGCATCTCCTCGAGATTGAAATTCCGCGTGAGCCAATCGATGATGCGGGCCCTGGAGAAGACCCCCCTGCGATCGCTCTCAGAATCAAAGCCCATTGCTGCCCTGATCACCCTGCCGATGCGCCTGATGTCGGAACCAGTAAGCTTAGGCGCCCTTGCTTTCTTCGTGATACGTTCTGTCACCGCCGCCCTCACGTTCGTTGCTGTCTTCGCGTAGACATTTGGTTTCTTCTGTGAGGGGGCGATGATGGTCCCGACGATCGGAGTGTGGTTGGTACTGTCTTCCTCCCCGAAGTTCTGCCCTATGATGCCCACGATACCGTCCTTCACGGTCGTTCTGCAGTCAGCCGTTGCGAGTGCTGCTGTCTCCATATCGTCCGGTGCGACAGGAGCGTCCATCATTGACTGCACGACTTCACGCCGCAAAGGCGGCGGCGCGGGGGCGTCCTCGCCTCCCCCATGGGATCCAAGTAGGGGCTCCGCCGCAGGGTTGGGCGGAACCATCTCGACCTGGGGGGGGGGGCGGTTCACGAACAGGCTCCCATCCGGGTTCACCGGACACCCGATGGACTGGAAGTAGGTCCTGTGGTCTCGTGGCAGCGGGTCGCCGCATCGGGACCCCTCTGGGCGGAGGTCCTCTGACACGGGGGTGTTGCGGTGCAATTCTGGGAGCTTCCGCCACTGGGTGAGATCTCTCACACATGAGGGGAGCCAGATGCCATATGGAGTCGTCTCCTTTGTGATGTATTGCATGACAGCAATGACACCGAGGTGACGCATGGCAACATGGTCCACACTGCCAGTGGGCCACAAATACTGGGCGGAATTCTCCATGTTCGCCAGCAGTGATGTGGTCTTAGTGCCGTTGCGCAACCCGTGATACAGGGTGCGGCTCAGCTTCGAATACTCCTCCTCGGTCAGGGTGACTTTGAACGACCTGCACGTGGTTACGCAGCCGACACATTGCGTCTCGGCCTCGTGTATGGTCAGAACCCATTGCCCCGGCCGGTGCTCCGCCTGGTCCAAGATGAAAGGGGCCAGTTCAGACACCCGAAAGTTGCTCCCTCCCGTACGAACCGCCAGCATGATTGCTGGCTAAGACTTAACGCTGTCCTCTGCGTAGCGCGCAGCAGTCCGAAATTAATCGAACCCGAGGTTGCTAATCTCCTCGCATCCGT